GAAAAAAGCTGGGAAAGTGCGCCTGGTGGGCAAAGGTCGTTCAGCCCACTACGAGTATCTCAACACAAACTCTGAAAGTTGATTTCTTAACTCTGAATCAGAGTTTTTGTCGAGTTCAGGAGTTAATGTCAACTACCCCGGACTGAAGTCCGAGGCTTGCAAGTGGAACGATAGCCATGAACAGCATCTCATACCCCCGCGTTCGGCTGGTTGACGGCAGCCCGGCGGCCAATGTTGACCGCCGCGAAGTAGTCCGCAGGCCCAGAGCACCCGCAGGCTACGCAACGAAACAGCGCCTGCGTAGGACGGTTCGCCTTCTCGGTATGTCCGCAGGCTGGACATTGCCGGGAGGTGTTCTTTGGGTCAACCCAGACCAGCGGCACTCCGGCGCGTTCGGCTTTGTACCGCAGTTTTTGACCCAGGTCATGGAACGCCCAGCTATGCAGCGTGGCCCTCTGGGGCTTGCGGAGCCGTACCCGTTCGCGGATGCCCTGGAGGTCTTCCAGAGCAAGGCCGCGTCCGGTGCGTTGAGCCTTAGCCACAATGCGTTTGCTGATGCGGTGGTTGACGTCGTTGGCGAAGCGCCGCTCTTTGCCCGAGAGCCTCTTCAAGCGGCGTTTGGCCCCCTTAGTGCCCTTCTTTTGCAGCTTCTTCCTGAGTCTCCGGTGGCGGTGTCTGACCGAGTTGAGGTGCTTGCCCGAGTAGGTCTCGCCATCCGAGTCGGTGGCGATGTTGACGATGCCCAGGTCTACTCCCAGAAAGCCGTTAGAGAAAAGAGGGGGTGTGGGGGAGCGATAATCCCCCGGACTTTCAGTCCGTGGGATACATGGACTCCCCCACGTCCGCCGGAGGCGGACATAGCATAGTGGGCGGCGGATGTGCTATGCTGTACATAGAAACGGCCCGGCGGTGTTGGTGCACCCCGAGCCCGGCATTACCTGGATGGGAGGTAACGCATATCGAATCTACCACATACAGAAAGGCGTTCAAATACCGCCTGTACCCCACCCAGCCCCAGCACAAAGACCTGGAGCGCACCCTTGCGCTGTGCCGCCAGTTGTACAACGCGGCCTTGCAGGAGCGCCGGGAGGCCTACCGCAAGGCAGGCCAGAACGTGACCTACTACGAGCAGAAGCGCTCGTTGGTGGAGATACGGGCCGAGTTGCCGGAGTACCAGCGCATCCACTCCCAGGTTTTGCAAAATGTCATCGAGCGGGTGGACAAAGCCTTCCAGGGCTTCTTCCGGCGGGTCAAGCAGGGGCAAACCCCCGGCTACCCCCGCTTCAAGGGGAAGGAGCGCTACGACTCGTTCACCTTCCCCCAGGCCGGGACTACCGGGGTCAAACTCCAGGCGGGCGGGAAGCGGGTACTCATCTACGGCATCGGCTCGGTCAAGTGTAAGTTCCACCGCCCGCTCGAAGGAAAGGTCAAGACCGCAACGGTAAAGCGGGAGGGAGAACAGTGGTACATCGTTTTTACCTGTGAGGTGGAGTCCAGGCCCCTTCCCCCCAATGACCAGGCCATCGGGATAGACCTGGGTACCAACCCCCACTTCCTCATCACCTCGGAGGGGGAGATGGTCGAGGCCCCCCGATACTTTCAGAAGGCCCAGGTCAAACTTGCCAGAGCCCAACGCGGCCTGTCCAGGAAGAAGCGGGGTAGTTCTCGCCGTAAACAGGCCAGAAGGCGGGTTGCTAGGCTGCACCGCAAAATCGCCAACCAACGCAAAGACTTCCACCACAAGGTGGCAAGGAGGCTGGTCAACCAGTATGGCACCATCGTGCATGAAGACTTGAACATCCTCGGCCTGGCCCGCACCCGCCTTGCTAAAGGAGTGCTGGATGCGGGCTGGGCGGCTTTTCTGCAAATCCTCGCCTACAAAGCGGAAGAGGCTGGTAGGCGGGTAGTGGGGGTAGACCCCAAATATACCAGCCAGGACTGCCCGGTGTGCGGGCACCGAGAGCGGAAACCGTTGTGGGTCAGGGAGTTTCGCTGCTCGGGGTGCGGCGGCCACTTCCATCGGGATGTGGCTGCGGCCATCAATATCCTGGCCAAGGCTCGGACGGAGCCTTCGGGGATGGGTACGGCGTGGGCCGTCCCGTGAGAACCGAGAAGCCCCGTTCTTCAGAACGGGGAGTCGTCACGGGTAGTAGTGGGCGGGTCGTCGTACTCGCACCACAGGTGGATGTACCAGAAGTCCCGTCCCCTGACCAACTGCCCGCCCTGGATGCTTCTGGCAGTACGGAGCAAATGGAAAGGAGTTTGGTGATTCGTTTGTTGGGGCTGACCGTAACGCAGCCTCGTGGCTCGGGAGTGCTTTGCTGCGCTTTCAGGGCTTCCGAAAGCCCCTGACTTCCAGTCAGGGGGACCGTTACCTCTTTAATAGCTCAAACCCCGCCGCCAACACGCCCCCCAACAGCAGCCACACCACCGCCTGGATCAGCCCTGAGAACTGGCGCTGCGCCTCGATTTTGGCCTCGAGTCGCCCAATGGCTTGGTTGATCGCGGCCAACGCGGAGGGCAAGCCTTCGAGAGCCTCCAGCCGCCTGGAGTGCTCATCGAGCATAGCGGCGTGTCGCTCGTTGCCCCGTTCTAGGCGCTCTAGGCGGTCGTATATGCGTTGCATTTCTGGATCCACCCGCGCTTACCTCTCTGAGTTGATGCATGCAAATCGGCTCACCAGCGTATCCCCACTCCGATAGCCCAGCGCCAGGCATCCAGGCCACGCCCAGCTTCCACTGTGGCCCACCAGCCCGGCATGTATAGGCCTACGATGCTATATATGCCTATCTGAGCCGCCGGCCACGTGCGCCATTCCACACCCAAAGCAACTTCCAGCGGGCCTTGAGCCCAGACGATCTGCTCGGCATAGCACACCCCCCACAGCGGGGGGGTGTACACGACACGACACGCCGCACGACCACCTGCCAGGGCGCTACCGCAGACGAGCGCGATCAGAATCGGCATCAGAGCCCGCATCAGAGCCCCTCCACGAGAGCGGCCCTGCGGCCGTAGCACGGCCATAGAGCCCCAGCGCCGCCAGCGCAGTGATGATCCACTCCGGCACTGGGGGCAGCCCGGTGTACGGTGCCAGAGAGTTCCAGAGGCCGATAATACCGGCGATGAGCACGGCCCAAAAAGTTTTCGATTGCCAGAACGGTTTCATTTTTACCTCTTTTCTCCGCCCGGTTCTAGCGGTAGCCAGAACCGGAATAGCGGCCAGTTCAGCGAGCGTGGGGCAGGTTGCCCCACGGTGCCATTCCACTGGGGCTTGGCTTCCCAGTAGTCAGGGTCTATCAGGTAGGAGATTGGGAATGCTAGGCCCCAGGTGCGTAGCTGCCAGGCGTGGTTTATCTCGTGCTGGAGCACGTCTGGGGAGCATCCATCTTTTTGGTCTACAACGATTATTCCAATAGATATACCGCAGAGGTCGGGGCTAAGCGGGCGATAGTAGATAGGCACAGGGTCGAGGGCCAGTTCTAACGCAGCCGTAGGGCCAGGGAATGCGATAGAAAAGCGCACCTGGGCGGCTACATCCCAATCGTCTGCCGCGCCGTTGGCCCACATCCCAACGAGCAAAATGATGAGTTTAGTCAGGTCTATGAGCATCAGCCCTCCTTCTTCAACTCCCGATTCACACGCACCTGCGCCATCGCGTCGCTCTCGAGATTCACTATAGTGTCCCCATCCGCTATGTGTCTGCCGCTGGGGAGCCACAGAACCAGCCTAGACCGCGTGAAACGCCGCGTGGGAGACATGTTCTCGCGCAACCACTTCTCGGGGTCGAGGTAGGACTCGAGGATTTCGGCTCGATTCATGCCCGGCCAGTGGTCGGCAGGGCGCGCGCGCTTGCGTATCTCAAAATGCAAATGGGCTAGGAAGGGGTTTCGAGGGTCGCCCTTCCCGATGCTGCCCACCGGCTCACCGGCCCAGATAGATTGCCCCTCGGCCACACACACCTGATGCAGGTGCGCGTACTGGCTGGATACGCCTAGCGCAGCGTGCCAGACGAGCACGATGTTGCCCCACACGCGATGCCATTTGGCATGAAGCACGATTCCATCGGCTATCGCCACCACGGGGTAGCCCAGGTCGCCGTCCCCGCTGGTGCCGCTTAGGTTGTAGTCCACGCCGGGGTGTTCAGCGGGCGTGAGCCCGGCCTTTCTGCGCCACTCGGGGTAGCGGGGGTCGAGAAAAGCCGCGTCCAGTCGGGCTTTCTCTGGCTGAGGGAAGGGGTGAACAATCCTCATGGTTCGTCCTCGGGCTCTGCTGGCTCGGGCTCTGCCAGAAGCTCGAATCGGAGCGGCAAGGGCTCCCACCCTACCCACTCGGGCCAGGCAATATCATTTAGCGCCCCTACGCTTTCAACCTGCGCTATTGCCGTCTGCAGCGCCTTTGCCTCCCGCTCTAGCGCGTCCAGCGCGTCGTAGTAGGCAGTCAACTGCTCACGCTCGGCAGGGGTGATTCTGCCGAGCTGTAGTTTGACAGTCAGATCAGAGAAATTTGCTGGGCGACGGGATTCCTGGGCAGCAGTTAGGGCGTTTTTGATTTGAATGGCCGCCTCTTCCTTGGCAAGCTCGAGCCATTCGGCCTCGAGTTCGGCTTGTAGCGCCTCGAGGTCTACATCGCTCCGGAATCCGCTGATGATGAGTGTGTCGTTCTCGCGTCTTGTGATGATGCCTGATTCAGAGTAGGGTAGCAGTTTGAATATTACGCTGTTCATAGTAACCTCCTAGCGGATTTCCATCTCAGCCCAAGCTCCAAAACCCCGGTTAAGTGTTTCTGGTGAAGCCGCTAAATTAGTAAATCCGAATGCGACGGCACCAGCAAAAGAACCCGAAACTATAAGCGTGTTTACGTCACTTTCAAATACTGGATCTGATGCAGTCCAAGTGTTGGAGGTACTTATACGAAATCTCAGAGTCGCACCTATATACGAACGCACTCGACGAATGTATAAAGATTTTCCCGATGGAATATTGATAAACAAACTAACAAGAAAAATGGCACTATTAGCAGGAATTGAAATATCCTGCCCTGCAAATGCGCTCACCACAAACCTGTTCTGGTGGTCGTAGCGGCCAGAAATTTCGTTGACTATAACCCGCCCGCTATCACGCTCTGCCTTGAAAACCTCACCTAGAAAGTTGCCCGCATCATCATATCTCCATAAAAGAAAGTTTGCGCCCGCGTTACTGCCGCTCTCATTCCCCCCTAGGCCAAGGCCCCAGCGCAGGCCTGCAGTTCGCAGTTCTATATGGCGAGTCCCTGCTCCGGAGGTTCCCGCAGTGGTATTTGCCTGAGGCAAAGATAGCGCCCCGGTCATGGTGTCCCCGGCTTTGTTTACTGGGGTGTAGTTGCCAAAATATGGCTGCACACTATTTTTCATCGTGTTCAACTTCGCCGCCGTGATGGTATCTCCCGTCACCCAGTCGGTAAAAAATTGGTTTGCTGGCATGTTTCCTCCTTATAGAAAGGGGGCGTGGGGGTTTTCAAAACCCACCGCCTTTAGGGGTGGGAGTGTCAACCCGCGTCAGTATAGCCAACGCGAGCGTAACCCACGCGCCGTTCGGGTGGCGCAGATGTTTCTGTAGACGTGTCGGTTAGCGCCATTGTATCAGCGGTGGCCTCGAAGCGTTCGGGAATCTCGCCACCGACGCTCTTTATCTCGGGTCGTAGCAGAATCGCAATCACCTTTTCAAGTTCCTTTGCCATGATTCCTCCTAGCTGAGCGTTAGCGTCCATTCCACCGTGAGCGCCAGGGTGTTGTTCTTGGCCACGGCGAGCCCGGTTTTCTGGGCGACATAAACCGATCCGCTGGCGTTGGCGTACAGGCGGACTTCGTCGAACGTATACGGCTGCCCGCTGGGCTGCGTGGTGGGAACATACAGCACAGCCACCACGTTTGAACCCACTGCAATGTAGCGGTCGGTCAAATCGGCCTTGTAGCGCTCTACGCCGCCCGCCCACAGCCCGATTTGCGTCAGGCCCGGTGAATATGAGCGGTTTATCCCGTCATTCAGAAACAGGCTCGCCAGATAATCCCGTCCAGCAGGAATAATCGCATTGGGCTCGTCCACCACAACGACATCCCCAGCGCTGCTGTGCTGCGTGATTCGCACGTGTCCTTGCAATTTTAGATTCATCAGTACGTCACCTTCCCTAGCCGCTGCGCGCTGATAGTCCAGACGCGATAGTAATCGTTGGATTGAAAGCCGGTGTTTCCGCTCAAATAGCTCGGAGTCCGCAAACGCACCTCTCTGATTAGGAAGTCGCCACTGATGCCGAGCCGCGGGATATTCACGGTCTGCACCTGGCCCACGGCTAACCCCGGGCGTGTAGTGGTGTAGGTCAACCCTATCTCGGGCCAGGCCTGGTCACTCAGCGCAGCTTTTGCGACCTGGATCGCGACATTTCGGTCTTTGATGTCCTCGTTCACCACGATATGTTCCCAGGTGCCATACGCGTTGATGCTCTCGTTATCTCGTGCGTTGATAAGGATGGTCGATTCATAGCGATACTGAAATACGATACTCGCGCCGTTGGCGGGGGTAGGTGTGCCGGATGTGGCTTCGACAACGCGGTTTTCGTAATCTACCAACCACGACACAAGGCCGGGGTCAATCTGGTTCTTCTCGCCAACGGTCTGGGCCACGTTGTTGATGCTCATCGTGAGCGACCCTTTCACGATTCTCTGGCCCAGCGTGAGGCCGAAAACACGCGTGATGCCATCGCCAGTTACACGCTGCTGCACGAGGTTGCTTTGCACTGTGGCACCTTTCACGTATACCAGATTGCGTATCTGCGACACATCGTCGATGTAGGTCAGGTTTGCATAGGGTGCGCTGGCAACGTATGGCGGGCTGCTGTCCTCGGTCAGATTCCAAGGCGCGTTGGGGTTGGCGGGCTGCCTAAAATAGACGTTTTTGTAGTAGTCAATCCACCACTCGTAGCCTACCGTTCTCGCCAAATCTTCGATTGCGTCGCCCACGGGCTGATAATTTACACGCCAATCGGCTACTACCGGGCCGCTTTGCACGTTGGCGAAGTTGAACCCGCCTACGAAGTCCACCAAATCGCTGACGATTGAGCCTGCGTTTTGGTTCTGGTAGCTGCGGGTCGCAAGCCGGCGGTTGAGCAGCGTTTGGTAATCCTGCGCCGTGATTTGCACCTCGATTTCACCGGTGCGGGAATCGCCCAGGAATGCTCGAGGCGCGTTGACGATTATCCCGCCAAACTCGCGCACACCGGCAATCTCGAGAATCACTTCCTGCGTAGGCTTGGGGATGCTCGATAGCTGCGCGTCGGTGAGCCGGAGGGTGAACTGCAACGTATCCACCTGGCTGGTGAGCACCGCGACCCGCTCGAGGGTCTGCCAGAGCACCTGATTCGAGCGGTCGACGCCTGCGATGGTGAGCGTCATTCCCACGGCTAGACTCCCATCAATGGCAGGCTGGCGCGGCTGATTTGCCGCAGGTTGTCGTACATCCGGCGGCCTACCTGCTCAGCTACCATGCGGCCATCAAGATAAACCTGCACGATAATCGGCTGCTGGCCGCTATTTCCTGCGCCCAGCACTAGCTCGCCCTGGCGGATAGCATCGGCAAAATTCCTAGGAATAATCATCTCGCCCTGGTGCACGATTGCTAGCTGGTCGGCTGGCACTGATGGCGTGCCCACATCGTATGAGTTCAGCACGCGCGATTTCAACGCTTCCAGGGCAGCAGTGCCAGCGGCAGCAGCCAGTAAAATAGGCCCCTGGGCCAATAGCGTAGCGCCAAGTGTTAGGGGTGCGTTGATTGCTGCTATAGCAATTTGAGCAGCGGCAGTCACGGCAATCTTGATTAGCTCCTGTTCTATGATCCCGATAAGCATCTCGCCAAAGGCTTTGAGCACATTGCCCTTGTGCTTGTCCATTAGCGCGCCAAATGCAGTTACGTATCCCGCCCAGGCTTTTAGCGCGCCAGCCGTGGTTTCGTCGGTATAGCGCGAGATTTCCCCGAGGGCTCCAGCCATCACATTAGCCATATTGGCCCAGCCAGAAGTCCACTGGTTTTTGGATAGATCGGTGATGGCGCTACCCAGCGAGCTCAGCGAGCCCACAACCGCGGTAACAATGCCCTGGACGCGCTCGCGAACGCCTGGCAGCGCTTTATCAATCCCTTGAGTGAGACCCTGGATCAAAAACACGCCAATAGCGGCCATCTCAGTTGAAGGGGATTTGATTCCTAGCTTTTCCTTCCACCACCCGATAAATTCCGAACCCATTTTGGAAACGCGTTCTTTGACGTCTTTCCAGCGTTCCTCAAGGCCTTTCCAGAAGCCATCAATGATGTTTTTGCCGACCTCGATGATGCCGTCCCACCAGACTTTGAAACCCTTGCGGAAATCATTCCAGCGGTTCACGAGAAACGCTGCAGCGCCAGCAGGGCCACTCATCGCGGCATTCCAGCCGTTTTTGAGCGCATCCCAGATGGTTGCTCCAACAGCTTGCACTTCTACTGCGAGTTTTTCCCACGTGGCGCGAATGGCGGTTACTGTAGCGGCCCAAAGATTTTGCACCGTTGCCACAACGCCAGCAGCACCGTTCAACGCGGCGTTTATTCCCGACCTGAGCGCATTCCAGATGGCTATCCCTGCCTCTAAAAAAGGCCCGAATATCGCCTGCTTGGAGAAAAACGCCTTGACATTGGGGATAACCGTTGAATCCCACCACCCCACCAGCGCATCGGCAACTTTAGCGGGGTCGGCCCCCAGAATCAGCTTGAATAGCCCGGTGCCGAAATCAGCAAATCCCGCTGAGAGCTTTCCCCAATCCAGCGCGGCCAGGCCCGATAGCGCCTGCAGGAGCCCTAGTAGGATTTGCTGCACGCCTTCGACCTGCTTAGATTGCGCCAGTTGCGATAAAAAGCCGTTCCAGGCCGCAGTGAGTTTGGATTTGATATTTTCGTCAGTAACGGCTGCTGCTCTATCTAATGCGCCGCTGTAGTTTTTGAGCGCTTCCTGTGCGGCCTCGGAGAACTGACCCACCGCGCTGGCAGCCAGCGCCATGTCCTCGCCCACGCGATTGCCAAATAGGAAGTTCAGCGCGGCGATTTCCTCCTCGCTGAGTTTGCCGTCCTTCATGGCGTTCTTCAGCGAAGACATAATCAAATCCCCGATTTTAGCGCCCTCGTTCTGGATAGTCTCGCGGCTCAGGCCCAGCGTTTTGAAGGCCTCGAGGGTGGCCTTGTCGGGGTCTTCTCCGCTTTTCCAGGCTTTGCGCACCTCAGCGATTTTTTCGCCAAAAGTTCGGAGTGCTGCAGCAGCGGCGTTTACATCGCCGCCACTTGCACCGATAGACGAGAGGAAGATCAGCAGTTGATCAAAGTCTTTGAAATACGTGCGTCCGGTTGCCCCAAGCTCGGCCACCGCGCCTGCCAACGATGCAGGGCTGATGCCCACGGCGTTAGCTACTGATAGGGTTTTATCGGCAATCTCTCGAAAAGCCTTATTTGCATCGGCGTTGGGGCCGAAATACAGCAGAATGAGTTTGCGGAAATTTGAACCCGCTTCATCAATCCTCTGACCGGTCGCGTCGCGCCAGTCTAAAAGCAGTTGTGCCAGGCCGTCCTTGTCTTTGGGGTTGAATATCCGGAAGGCGGTCTCAACGGTCTTTACTGCCGCGACAATATCCTCAAATGGGTTATCGTTTTTGCCTGCAAGCGCCAGAATACTATCCCGCAGCTTGGGAATATCCTCGATGCCTTGCCCGGTCATCCCTGCGATACTCGAGGCGGCCTCGTCCGCAGCCGCCCAAACCTGGTACAACGCGGCTCCGACGATAGCCCCAGCGCCAGCCAGCCCTAGCAGCCCTGCGCGGGCAACCTGAGCCCCCAGCGCGAGCCTGCGGTTTAGCTGCGTGCCTGCATTCTGCGCTGATTTTTCCGTATCGCGCAGCTGCTCGCGCACCTGCTTGAGCGCAGGCCCGGCCTGGTTTTTGGCCGCGATTACTAGATTAATGACATTATCGATAGCCATTAGCGCCGCCTCGTCTGTGCGCGTTTGAGTTCGTCATGGAGCTTTTTAGCCTCATCGTCCTCAGCGCGCCAGGTCGGTAGGAATGTCTGCATGTCAAACGCCAGATGCCACGGCTGCCGGTCATCGAGGGCTTCGCTACCCCAAATCAGCACGCTCGGAAGCGTGCGTGTTTCTCGTGCTAGCCGAATCAGCGCCGCCCGCAGCGGGTTGCCCTTCTCCAGAAATGCCTTGAAATCGAGGGCCGCCCACCTTCGGCTTGGGGGTCAGGGCCATAATGGCCTCGACGAGCTCGGTCTGCAGCTCGGGCGGGATGAGGGCGACATTCACCTCGCCTTCGCCTAGTAGGATTGCCGGTTTATCGACATGGCGATAAATCAGAATGCCGCCGTCGGGGGTTTTTTCGCCAATCAAGCCGCGCTCGAGCATCATCTTGGCAGTGCGCGCACCGCGCATGGCAAGCGCTGGATTGCGTAAAATCTCGCGCATCGCTTTTTCCTTGGCCTCCTCGGGCTCGAGCGGCTTGCCCTCATTATCGTCTTCCAGCAGTATTGCGGTCAAATCTGGCAGGAGCCCCTCGGTGATGAAGAGCTCCTGCATATCGACCCGCTGCAGGATGTAGGTTGTGCCGTCGGAGGCCAGGTACTCGCGGCTGGACTCCTGTTTGATGCGTTGAGTTAGACTCATCGGGCTCCTAGTAGCTGGCGGTGCTGTTGACGAGGACGGCCTGCATAGCGCGGCTGGTAGCGGTATCGTACTCCGCCGAGAGGCTGAACGGCAGCGTAATACGCCCCTCGCCGCCCACGTTGGGGCTGCCGTCAAGGTTCTTCATCGCGGGGAAAGTGAGTGTTAGCTTGGGGCTCGCGCCCTGCGACCACTCGAACGACCAAGGGGTGTTGCCGAACGCGAGAAAATCGTTGTACAGCGTGCTATTGTCGAAATCGGCTGAGCCGCTGACCTCGATGGTACGCACGCCGTTCCAGGCCACCCGAGTAATAATCCCACCGTTGTTGCTGATAGTACGGACGCCCTCGATGTTGTTGCTGATGGCGATGGAGATATCCTGCAGCGAGGCGAACGCTGCGGAGTTGCGCTGCACCACCGCGTCCAGCGTGAACGGCGTATCAGTTGGGAGCGTCACGGTCGGCGCGCTGGGGCTGTCGTAGTTGGCCCCAATCCATTGAGCTTCGAAGGTCAGCATGCCCCCTTTCGCGAACGAGAGCGTGAGCGACTGGCACACGCAGCCGGAATAGCGCTGGATGACCCCATCGCGGCCTACAGTAATCGAGTACGGTGGCAGCGCAGCATCAGTAGAAAAACGACCTTGCGCAGGGGTAAACGTGTGGGTGTAGGGGCCGGTGCCGGTGGTGGTGGGGGCTCCTAGCGCAGCGCGTAGGAGATGGCCGATTAGGCTGGGGTACACCGGGCCGCTGAAGCTTCCGCCAATGGTAATCAGCCCCTTATAGCGGGGGCTCTGGTCGAGAATCCCGCGAATCTGAGCCTCTGCGATGGGCTCAATCGAGACTTTCAGGCTCTCGCTGGAGAAGGGGAAAAACGCACTGGCTGCGACCGGAGTATTCCAGGTCGTCTCCTTGGCAAGACCCAAAAACGAGAGTGCACCGACTCTACTCATGTTTTACCTCCTGATTGTCGGGGCCTTCAACGGCCTCAAACGTTACGCCTAGCTGCTGCAATGGATCGCCAGGCAGATCGGCCACGCGATGAATCGAGCCCGGCTCGAGGATGCCATAGCCCATCACGCCGCGCGGCTCGGGGTGAATCCATCGCACGTACTCGATGGTTTGCGGGGTTTCGGGTTTATCGGATTTTTTAGCCATAATCACAAAACTCCTTCGGGGATGCCCCGTCTCTTCAGAGCGGGGAGGAAGTGAAGGGCGGCGTGAATACGCCGCTGGATACCCCGCAAGCTACTGGTTGGATAGAGTGACATTCTGTGGTATACTCCTTTCGTGCAGCAGGTGCTTACCGTAAAAATTAGGCTGGCTCCGACCCCAGAGCAAGAAATTGCTTTGAGGTCTACGCTGGTCGCGTTCGCGGATGCCTGCAACCACATCCATGCGGCTGTGCCTGAGAACATCAGAAACAGCGCACGCATACAGCAGTTGACCTACAAAGATGTGCGGGAGAGGTTCGGACTGAGCGCCAACCTCGCGGTAAGGGCCATCGCTCGGGTGAGCATGAACCGCAAGGCCGCAAAAGAGTTGGGTGGGAAGGTTAAGGCGTTTAAACCCACGTCGGTGGACTACGACGCGCGCATCTTTGACCTCCGTTTGCGGGATGAGACTGCTTCTCTGAGCACGGTCAAGGGTCGGCTTCGGGTTGACCTTCGACTCTCCAAATACCACCTCCAAAAACTGCAAGGTACTCAACCCACCAGCGCTACGCTGGTGGACTCCAAAGGCAAGTTGTGGCTCCATGTGCAGGTCAAGCGGGATGTCCCCCCGACAGCCGAATCCCAAGAGGTCGTCGGGGTTGATCTGGGGAGAAACGACATCGCTGTGACCTCCACGGGTAAAAGCTGGTCGGGCAAAGCGGTGACAAAGGTTCGCGACCGCTTTGCCAAGACCCGCCAGATGGTGCAGAAGAACCGCTCGAAAGGCACACGCAGTACCCGCCGCCGTGCGGGTCAACTGCTGCAACGGCTGTCGGGCAAAGAGCAACGTTTTCAGAAACACGTGAACCACGTGGTCAGCAAGGCCATCGTCTCGGAGGCTCAAACCCTGAGCGCGGCTATCGCACTCGAAGACCTGACGGGCATTCGAGAGCGAACCAACAGCCAGCCCAGAAGCTCCACTGAGCGCCGCCGCAGCAACAGTTGGGCTTTCCACCAACTGCGCAGGTTTGTGGAGTACAAAGCGGCTCTGGCTGGGGTGCAGGTCTTCCCCATCAATCCCGCCTACACTTCTCAGACCTGCCACTGCTGCAAGCACATTGGCAAGCGGCAGGGCAAGCGCTTTGAGTGTGGGAACTGTGGCTATGTTGGGGATGCTGACCATAATGGCGCTCAGGTGATTCGTTTGTTGGGGCTGACCGTAACGCAGCCTCGTGGCTCGGAGTTGCTCTCGTGCATCTTCAGGGCTCCTGAAAGCCCCTGACTTCTAGTCAGGGGAACCGTTACCTCAGAGCAGATTTTCGACTATAACGGCCTCAAACTCGATGCGTCGGGTGCCGACGATAGGCGTGCCCAATGGGCTAGGCACCTGACGCACATTACGCATTAGCAGTTTTTCATTGAGCAGGCCGCCTAGCGTGCGGTCAGATGTAATCGCTGCTCGAGTAGCCATCACGAGCCGCCATAGTCGCTCGTTTGAGGCATCCAGGTCAGGCTCTTGCAGACTCACGTATACCCCGACCTGCAGCCGCAAGCCGTTGAGGGGGAATCCCGGTCGGCCTGGCTCGTCCACGAGCTCGAGGATATTGACGTGGCAGGCAGGCCAATCTTCGCAGTAGGGGAACTCGCGCAGCGTGATGTCGCCAAATCCGGCCCACCACCCGCCCAGAGCAGGCGAGCCCGGCGCTAAATCGGGCCAGTTGGCTATCTGGCGGACGATTTGCTCTTGCACATCCCACGGGCTAGCCATATTTGGAAATCTCCCGGATAGCGCGATTAGCGCGCCTATCTAGCTCGCTTTGCCCAGCGCGGCGGCGTTTGCGTTCCTCGACGATTTTCTTCGAGAGCCACGAGTTTACCATTTCGTCCATGCGCTGCACGGCCTGAGGCGTGAGGTACATAGCCTGCCGGGGGCCGCCTTGCCCGGCCCCGGCGTAGCGCGGATAAACTCGAGCGCTGCCAAACTCCACGTAAGCGGAATCTTTGCCGATGCGATATTCCTCGATGGTGTAGGCGGTGCCGGTGGTGAGGTCTTTGCGGAAATCGCCTGTAAGTTGCAGAATATCGCGAGGATGCGCGCTGGTGCGCTTGATGATGCTAGCCAGATAGCGCGCACTGAGGGGCTGCCAGGGAGGATGTCCCGCGCCACCGTTGCGACCTCCAGCGTGCGCCTCGAAAATCTCCGGCTGCACGGTAGTGCGGTAGTACTGCACGAGTTGCTTTAGCAGCGGCTCGAGCTGGGAAAGCTCCTCTCCGATGGCTTGCAGGAAATCAGCGGTCTGTCTCGCAGGGAAGGAGTACTCGGTCGAAATCATAGAGATGACCCCCGGAAACCCAGCGGCTTTAGCCCTGGGATTGTTACTTCTCAAACTCCTTCCCGCTGGCAGGGTTGTGGTAGTTGCCGAAATAGCCTGAATTGGGCTGCACGATTCGCGCAGCCGATTTCTGTTTGAGGCTCGAGAACATGGCCTTAGCGCGGTCGGTGGCGGTAATGCCATAGTCGCCGAGCCTGTCCAGCGCGGCGATGAACGTGGTGCCGTTTTGCAGCGCCTTTAGCTGCGCTCTGGCGCTAATGCGATAATCGGCGGCGGCGCTGCGTTCCTCCTGCGGCTGAAATCCACGCACCGGGTCAATCAGATACGCCGCTGCTAGCATCATCACGATTGGCCCTAGCGCGGTGTCTGCGGGGTCTAACACGCCAGCGGGTGAAGTGATGTTGCCGCTGGAATCGCGTGTATACGCGGGGATATTGTAGAGCGCGGCCAGCGCACCCCGCACCTCAGCACCGGCGGTGAGGATGTGCTCCTTCGCACGGTCGCGTTTGAGCGCGTCCCATTTTACGTAGTCCTGCTCAATGTAAAGTGCGAGTCGCTGTGCGCTGATAATCATTAGCTACTCCGGGGCCGACCACGGCGGCGCGATTCGGTGGTGGGGTCGGGTTCGGTATCGGTTTCAGATTCGATGGGTGCGGTCTGGGAGTCCTGTTCGGTTGCCTGCTCAGATTCCTGTTCGAGCTCGAGGATAGCCCCCAGTTCCAGCAGGTTTCGAGCCGCGTCCTCCTCGAGCAGCACGGTCTGGCCACCCTCGTAGCGCTCGCCGTTATGCAGCAAGACGCGTGTGGGGTCTACTCGATAGCGTTTTTTCATGGTGACCTCTGTAGGGTTGTAGCGGCCCCTAGTAGGGGCCGCCAGCTATTACACCACGGCGTTTTCGAAGAAGAATCCCGCGTCAGGCGCGATGATTTTCTCGTCGCTGTTCCACGCGACTTTGGTGAATAGCGAACCTTTCACCCCGCGTTTGTAGTCAACCTCCTGGTATACGTTACGCTCGGTTTCGACAAACGTAACGCCAAAGGTGAGGGTTTTCACGCCAGGGTTCTCCTGCACGCGCAACAAAGCGGCGTGTTTACCCCAAGCGCGTACCAGGTTGGGGGCCTGGCCGATGTTGGCAGTATTCACGCGACGGCGACCCACGAGCACGCGCTCGATGCCAAAGTCGCTAAGGTATTGCTGCAGCTGCTGCACGGTAGCGCCAGCCCCGGCAACGTTAGCGTTGCCGCCAAGAGGGAACAGCCGGGCCGCCACTTTGGGATGGCGACGCATTACGCGCCAGGTGTCCGCGCCTAATACCAGCGTGTTGGGGGCTACGGTAAGGCTGTCGGCCGCGTCCTCGATGGCCGCCAGCGGGTCGGAGTTGGTGTAATCGCTCCACTGGCTGGTGCCGGAGAGCGTCACCTTGTTGCCGGTGGGGTAGGTGGCCGCGCTGAACACCTTGGCCGCCACGCGTGCTTCCTGCTGGTTTTCTAGGGCCTCCGAGAGGTTTTCCACTTCATCGCCAGCGGGGTCGAGGGGGTCGTCAGCGTTTTCTACGGCCTCGAGGGGAATCCAGCTTCCCAGGCCGTGGTCTACCACGCTGTAGTTGTCGGTGGACAGTTTCCACTGGGCCTCGTTGGGCATGGCGTTGGGGGCCAGGGTGTCGTTAAAACGCTGGAACGCGTTGGCCTTGTCGAAGATGTAGTACTTGTCCGAGCGCTTCTGAACGCGCTTGATTGGCAACACCTGCCGCCAGATGGTCTCGGCGTTGGTGTATTTGATGGCCAGGTCGTTGAGCGCCTGCTGAATGTGAACGTCGTTGGGGTTGTACATGTTAGGCATGGTTTCTACCTCCTATTAGCCTTGGATTCGTCCTGGGGCGATTTGAACGTCGATGAGGTCGCCCGCGACACCAGATTCCTGAGCAATGCCCACGATCCAGGCGTTGACTCCTGCAGCGGGTGCAGCGGCTACGCCCTGCCCGCTGGCGTTGCTGGTGATGGGGTCGCCCGCGCTGACGGTGCCGCCGAGTTTAACGCGAGCTATACCAGCCACTTGAATGGTAGCGGTCTGCCCAGCCGCTGCGTCGTAAAGCGCCACGCCAGTAAGAGCAGCGGTAGAGCCGCTGGCTACGGCGACCTTTCCGCCGGCCACAGGCCGGACAATCAGGTTCTCGCCAACGCCGCCAGTGTCGGCTATTCTAGCGATATTCAGCAGTTGTTCCATAGTTTTCTCCTCCTAGTTCTCGCGCAGGTGCGGGTATTTGCGCCGTGCTGCGAGGTACAAGTCTTTGCGCCGGTAGTTACGTTTTCCAGCTTTTTGCCACTCTGCCTCAACCTCGGCTACAGCCTGCTCGAGGGTGATGCCGCCGGGGTCGGTGGGTTTGCCGGTGCGTTCACCGGCGGGCACCAAGCCAACGCGGGCTAGCTCCATAAGGGCCTCGATTGCCGCTTTGCCGGGGGTGAGGTGTTGCTCCCGCCCGCCACGTGCGAGCTTGATGGTGGGTTTGGCCTCGTAGTCGGCCTCGAGCAGGAGGCGCACCAGCCCGATCACGCTCGGGGGGATGCGGGCCTGCTCCAGGGCGGCTAGCGTGGCCTTCACCTCAGCATCGTATTTCTCGCGCTTGAGGCGGACGATTTCCGCTTCACGAGCTGCTAGCTCACGTTGTAGCTGCGTAGCTCGAGAGGGCCGTAAGTCAGTGAGCCGGATGGGCTCCAGATCGGGGATGTAGGGTCGATTAGTAAGCGCGCCACCGAGCAAAGCGCTGCCTACGTCCTGGCCGGTGCGCTGGTCGAGGAGGGAATCCACCACGGAGACGCTGAACCAACTCCACTCTTTGTTTTTGATGCCCTCCAGCGCGCGGGGGGTGAACTCTACTAAAGCGTAGACGCGGCTCCCTTCAAGTTTCAAATCTTTGATATAGCCCGAGGCTTTCTGCATCTCGGGGGGCAGATTCTCGTCCATCGCGTGGCCGTAGTCGGTCGCTATGCACGGCCGCCCGTTCTCGCATCGTCCGCCCATCACACCGCGCTCGAGATTCGCTTTCCATTGGCGGAAATGCTCCTCGGTAAACACGATAGTGCCGTACTCGGGATGTTCGTACTCGCCCAAGTTGACGATATTCACCCACACCTCGTTATTGGTGTTGGCACTTTCGAGCAGACGCGGCCCAATGAGAGACAGCAACGCCCGACGGCGAACCTGGACGGGTTGAGGGGGCGGCGAGGGGGGTTCCTCCGGCTCCTGCACGATCTGTTCGGGCTCACCCAGCGTGGCATTGCCATCGGCGTCAACCGTTACCGGGACGCGCCAGATAGTCTCCACGCCCTGATCGTCGGTGACCGAGATGGTAACGCTCTCGGCATCCTCCCCCAGGTACTCGTGATTCGGGTAAAGTTGTAACGCGTTTTGAGCCGCTTCGTATAGGGGGCCAATGGTAGGCTGCGGGGCCTCCGTTGGAGCGGCTTCTAGGGGGGTTGTAGCGGCCGTAGGAGGCATTGGGGCGGGCTCGGGGGCATCGTCCGCAGTGGCGTTGACCTTCTTCATCAGCGCTGCGATAGCCGCGATGGTGTCCACATCCCCCGCAGCGTTGGCCGCGTCAAGGGCTTGTTGTAGATACTGTAGAATTTCACTCATGCTTACCTCCTGCTAGGTGGGCCTCCAGGCTCCTGATGTACTGGATAATCCCGTCTAGCGCTTTTGCGATATGTGGCGCACCCGGCCCGGCAAATGCTAAAAGCGTAGCCACCGGGCGCTGGTCTTGCGAGAGCGCCACTTTTACGGCAGTGCCCAGCGGAGATTGCTGCTTTTTCTGCTCGGCCTCTTGCAGGCTCAGTAGCAGCACTCTGCTGCACAGGTCTACCCGCACTTCGAGGGGTAGAGCCTCGAGCAACTGCGCCGCCCGCTGCACCTGCTGCTCAATCTGGATTTTTTCTAGCGTGTCTACCATGGCTCCCTCAGAACAAATCGGCAATGCGGCGCTGCCATTCGCCGGTCTCGGGGTTGTATTCCTCGAGCCAGCAGCGGCAGTTCCAGCCGCACTGACTGGTGCCGTCGCCCGGGATGGCGGGAAGCTGATTTACGCTGTCGTACTCCCCAGCCCAGGCCAGGCAATCAGGGCAATGGCTGGCCTCGTTGTCGAGTCGCCAGCGGATTTTGGTGGCTCTGCCAGCGGCTTCTAGCTCGCGCCGGTGGTCAATCCAGCCGCCTAGCAGCGTTGACCAGTACTGACCACCGGCGGCGCGGGTGATGAGGCCCATGCGGATGCGGATAAGCCCGTCTAGCTCGCCTGGGTCTACTTCGGCCTGGATGATGTCGGAAAACAGCTTGTTTTTCAGTGCAGGCAGCACCTCCTCTTTTATGGTTTTTTCGGCCTGGGCCATACGATCGGCCAGAGCCGCGAGGGCTTGAGGGGATAATGCATCTCCGTAGCCAGCGCCGTGCGCCTCGGGTAGGTTGGCGCGATACGCGCTGAGGATGCGTCGCTCGAGTTCGGCTATCTGCTCGTCGAGCAAAGCCGCTGCGTTGTCCGGCGTTGCGCCTCTGAGCGCCCGCGCTGCCACGGCCAGCCATTCATCGTAAACCTCAGCTACAGCCTGCTGGAACTCGGCGGCCATCGTCTCCCAGGTGCGGTTGTAGCGCGGTTTACGCACGCCGGGGATGTCTTCGAAGCGCACGCGGGGGCGGGGGCGGCGTGTGAACGCCTGCCGCGTAATCTCGTCTACGCCATCGGGCGTGTCAGCAGCGCGGGTTTCGCGCACCGTGTCGGGCTCGCTTGAGGTTTTCAGGGGCACTTTTAGCTCGTTAGCGATGGCCTCAATATCGAACTGCGGCGCGGGGCCGTAGCCCTGCAGTAGAGGCGGTAAAATCGTGCTTTTGAACAAATCCTGCAAAAATGCCTTGTTGGAGTTGCTCAGTTTGGTAGGGGCAAAAACAGCGTCGGGCACGCCCGGGCCGAAGTTGTAATCGATTAGAGGCCTGGCCCAGCTTTTCGCGATGGCATCGAGCAGTTCCTCGAGCAGAGCTTCCTCGCTCATCAAGAAGAAGTCGGCCAGCGATTCCACCATGTTGTAGGCCCCGCCCCCGGTGGCGGTGGTGGCGGCGATTTTTTCCGGCACGAACATGGCTCTGAGCTTCTTCAGGTCGAGGTGGTCGATGTAGGTTGTAAACTCGCTCTGCTTATTCGGGCCTTGCAGATATTCCAAATCCCAGCCGCGCTCGTAGCGAATCGAGCCATCGGATTGCTGCACGGCCTGGAGCGGCAGCACCGCAGCCGCTCCCGAGCGGCTTTCCTCCGCAAGCCTTGCGGCAGCCTGCTGGTTGGGGTCGGTAATGGGCGCGTTCGGGTCGCCGGGGTCGGTAGGCTGGGGGTTGGGCTCGTAGAAAATCTTGCGCTGGGGGATGGACTGGTCCTCGAAGTAGCGGTTGGCAAACTGATAAATGAGTTGCTGCCACCACCATGGCACATAAGCGCGGCGGGTGCGGGGGTTGCCGTAGCGGTTGCCGAACTCGAGCCCGTGCGTGTAAATCAACGCCTTTTCCTCAGGGACTTCTACAACGCTATCCGCGCCTGCGATTTGTTTGAATCCCATCGGCTCGCCACGCGGCCCGGTGTCAATTTGAATGCCCGCCGGGTGCATCGCTTTGATGCGCTCGTAGACTACGGCTCGAGCTTGCCAGAGCACTGCACCGCTAGGGTCGGCAATGGTGCGGTCTGCATAGGCAAATAGCTTCTCAGCCGCTACAAAGCCGTACTCGAGCGCGGTCAATAGGTCGCGCATAAGCTGCATGCGCACGCGGTCGAACTCGTTTTGCAGAAACTCGCGCACCACGCGGTCAGGGTGCTGAAACTCGGGGCGCACGGTGAGAACCGGCAGCTTGATAATCTCGAGCGCTGCGCCAATCTGCGGGTCAAGCGCCAGCCGGGTGAGGGTCTGGATAGAGAGGCGCTCGAGGCCACCATTGCGCGGGTCAACTACCTGCGTCAGCGCCCGCCCGGCCCCCGACACGTGGGGGTCTTGGCGGCCGGTGAGCTCGCCCGGGGGAGGCTTAGCCAGCTTCTGGGCGGCGGCCAGTACCACAGCAGCACGGCGCTCGCCCAGGAGGAGCTTCATCTCAGCCTGCTCCTGGGGAGTGAGGGCGGGGATGGGGTCGGTCATAGGCGGAAGCTCCCGGTGAGGATGGTAGCGGATCGGCCGGTGGTGATGGGCTGGTGCGTGGTGGGCTGCACAGCCGGAGCTAGCGCGTGAAATGCATATGCAGCCGCGTCTACCATGTCATCGTGCTGGCTCTCGGGGAATGCCAGAAGCTCATCGCGGAACGCCGCCGGGCAGCCAGCGGGGTCGAGCCGTACCATGCGCTGCTCGAAGCGGGTGAGTAGCGGGAGGAAGCGGGTTAGTTTATCTCGAGCCGGGCGTATCCCGCGCACCGGTAGCGCGGTGGTGCGGGCAAGTTCCTGCACGACAGCGGCCTGGTACTGCGTTTGTTCGATGGCGATAATGTGGGGATTATGGCGGGCCGCTGCGGCCTTGATGCGGTTTAGTATCTCGTGGAAGGCCGCCCGGAAACGTTCAACTTCCTTGATGTAGATGATGCCAGTTGCGGGGTCGCGGCTCATTGCTACGATAGCGGTGTAATCCGCGGTCTCGCGTTCGCTGATGGCCAGGTCAACGCCTAGCGCGATGGGCAGATTAGGCGGGCAGGGTGCCTCAATAATCATCTCGGGCTTCACCAGCCCACCGCCGAAGTTCACGAACTCGGCCAGGTATTCCTGGCGAAATACCAAATCGGGGAGCTCACGCTGCCGCTGCTCGATTTCCTCGAGCGGTAGATGTGGGTTCATCGTGCTAGGCATCTGGAATGATGCCCACTCGGGGTACGCGGGGTCATTGCCGCGCTGGAATAGCTCGTAAAAGAAGTTCACCCCGCTGGGCGTGCTGATAAACCACGCCTCGCCGCGATAATCGGTCAGCGTCGGGCTAATCGATTGCTCCCAGATGTTTTTGAGGTTGCGTGCGTGCGCCGCCTCGTCGATGACGATTCGATGGTATTTACGGCCACGCCCAGCGCTGTTGTCCTCTAGCGTCCAGAAGTCGATTTTGCCGCCCGTGATTAGCTCCATACGCATCTCGGTTTTATTCGAGCGCTTCATGATGGGAGTCAGGGTATATTCAAAATCGTTCCAAGCCTCCATCAGTAGCTTGTAGGTGGGCGCGAAAAACCCCACCGAAGCGCCGTCGAGCGCCCCACCTCCCGCAAACGCTAACCACTCGATGGCGAGCAGGGTTTTGCCGAACCGCCGCCCGGCAGAAACGACCTTGAACCGCGCCGGGTTCTCGAGAATCATCTGCTGGCCCTGGTGCAGGTCGGGTGGGGGGATTTTGATATGGAGCTTCATGATAAGTCAGGCTTTTTGCCGTAGCTCCGCTCGATGACGATGGTGGGCTGCGTTGCGGCATCGTCTAGGCCCCAGGCACGGCGCTCGGCCTCCTGGCGTATTCTGAGCATTTCAGCGCTGATTTTAGCCAGCTTGCCGTCCTCGAAATCATTAGGCACGCTGCCGAAGCGGGCCCGGTGGTCTTCCCACTCGGCCTGGTGTTTACGGACTACCTCAGCGCTGCGTTCCGCGGCAGCGTCGATGGCAGCGGCTCTTTTTTGGGGGTTGTAGTCTGCAACTACTCTTGCAACCTTTTCTGCAACCTTGCGCCGAATCACTTCTGCAACGTTGGTGCCGTCGCCCCATCCCTCAGACTTGGCGCGTTTCTGTATTGCCTGGTGAGAAACACCCCACTTGGCTGCGAGTTCGGGAAATGATGCTCCAGCCTCGCGTTCAGCGCGGATGTCGGCCCAGGTTTCTTTGCTCAATCGTGGCATAAATAAAAACTCGGGCTATTCCCCGAGTTAGCTTGCGCCTATCTTAGAGAAAATATAGTAAAAAGTGAGGAGTAAGTCAAGGCCTCGTGGATTTCTAGCAAAGCCTGACCTATTCGCCGCGTTTTTTCGTTACGAAAAAAGCCTTTGTTCAACAGGGTTTTTCTATGTTTCTTGCGAATAGCGCTTAGCAATAGTTCAGCCTCAGAGCTCTCCCGAATCGCCCGCATTAGCTTGCTAGCCAGCACCCAGCCAATTGGGGTCTCCACATACTCAACCCCACCGCTGGCCCATTCTCCTACCAGCGGCTGTAGTGGGCTATAGTCTACGTGTAGCGAGAAATGTCGCTTGACTGCTACCGGACGAGTGCCTAGCTCAGCGGCTATAGCGCGGATGACGGGTTTGGGGTTGCGGCCTGACGAGATAGCCAGCGCGAAGTGCGCCTCATATTCGGCCACACGAGCCGCGCGACACACAGAGCAGCGACCAGATCGGCGGATGTATGCGGCGTGGGATGCCCTGTGGCCCGGACGCGGCAGGCACACGGTCTTGGTTCTCCAGGCCCTCAAACATTGAAACCACTGCTCAGCCAGTAGCACAGTGACGACTCCCCGTTCTAAAGAACGGGGCTTCGCGGTTCTCACGGGACGGCCCCCGCCGTACCCATCCCCGCAGGCTCCGGCCGAGCCTAAAAGCGCCTGTAGATCGTTCATGCTTCCTCCTGCTTCTTGGCAGTCTCCAGCGTGGTAACAATCCCACGGCTAAAGCGCGTGGGCTTTCGGGAAGGGACGATGCAGAGTAGAGATTCCCAAAATCTGGGCCGTGTTACGGCGGCCCGCGCCCGTCGAGCCCGCTCTCTGGGCGATGTTGGCGGATGCGTTCAGGTCGGCGTTTTGCTGATACCCGCACCGTTGGCAGCGAAACAGGGCTTGGCTCTTGCGGTTGGCCCCGTCGCAATGCCCGCACCGGCTGCACGTCTTGGAGGTGTCGCGGGGGTCAACGGCGACCACCTGCACCCCCTTGAGCGCCGCCTTGTACCCCAGCAGGGAGCGGAAGCGGGCGTAGGGCCAGAGGTTGTGCAAATGCCGGGCCTCCTTGCCTCGCTTGACAGTGCGACTTGTGACGACTCCTCGGACTGTAAGTCCAAGGCTTCTCGGTTCTCACGGAAGCGCCGTTGCGCTATCCATCCCCGAAGGCTCCGTCCGAGCCAGAATGACCTTGACTCCGTATCTGGGAGGTGGCGTTTCAGCACAGACTCTCCCACGGGTGTTCGTTCAGAGTTTTACCCACCCGACTGCCGGGTGGAACCCCCTACTCCGAGTTTCAAGGTGCGCGGGAAACCATGTTCCCGACGAGGATTATACCACAAAATGGCTGTTCACCATGCTTTGCCGCCAGAACCGGGCGGCGTGGAGGAGTCCATGTATCCCCGCTCTGAAGAGCGGGGGATTATAGCTCCCCCACACCCCCTCTTTTCTCTAACACGTCATAGCATTTGGGGGTATCCAGCGTGATGAGGTCGAACACCCAACGCGCCAGGAGCACGTCCGTCTCGCAGTCCGCGCAGCGCAGACGGATGAAGCCTTCGGTGCGCTGCATCAGGCTGGCATACAGCGTGCTGCCGCAAGCGC